TATAAGCCTGCAGATGGTGCGGAGCAGATGATATATGACAGAATTTCTGATATTACCATCAGTATGAAATCTGCAGATTACTTGAAACTGCCAGAATGCATCATCAATGAAGTTCCTGTTTTTATGGATACGAAAGAAAAAGCAATCTATGAAACCTTTAAGGAAGATATGGTCGCAAAGATTAAAGACGAAGAAATCGATGCCGCCAATGCTGCGGTTCTTTCTGGAAAACTTCTGCAGATGGCAAACGGCTGTATCTACGATGAAGATAAGAAGGCAATAAAAATCCATGACAGAAAATTGGATGCCTTGGAAGACCTCATAGAGAGTGCCAATGGAAAACCACTTCTTGTTGCATACTGGTTTCAGCATGATCTTGCAAGAATTAAGGAAAGATTCCCGGTTCGTGAGATTAAGACTTCCAAGGATATCGAAGATTGGAATAAAGGAAAGATACCACTTGCAGTTATTCATCCCGCTTCAGCCGGGCATGGACTAAACCTTCAAACAGGTGGTTCGACCCTTGTGTGGTTTGGTCTTACATGGTCACTTGAACTTTATCAGCAGTGCAATGCCAGACTTCACAGACAAGGCCAGACAGATACAGTAGTCATTCATCATATTATTGCCAAAGGCACCATTGATGAAGATGTAATGGCTGCACTTCAGAGAAAAGAAAAAATACAGAATGCCCTTATCAATGCGGTAAAGGCAAAACTGGAGGTGGAGTGATGGATGAAGCCTACAGTAGACTTGCTAACGCCATAGTCCTCCAGGCTGTGAAGGATTGGCGAGCAGCAAGAAGGAAACTAAAGAGAAAATCTTATAATGAGAGTGCCAGAATTGAACTGGAAAGTTGCGAGAGATTCTTCCGTTCAGATTGGTTCAGAGAACTGACTGATGTGGACGGAGGAGTCCTTTTAAGAAAATTATATGAGGAGGATAGCAGATGACACCAAAAGAATATTTAAAACAAGCCTATCGCCTTGACCATAGAATCAATTCCGACATTGCAGAACTTGGCAGATTGCGTGAAATGTCTACAAGCATATCTTCTCCCAGTTTAGGAGAGAAGGTTCAGACAAACCGCAACACCGATGCACCTTTTGTAAAATGTCTTGAACGTATCTATTCATTAGAAGAAAAGATAAATGAAGAAATCGACCTCCTTGTGAATCTGAAGGAAGAGATACGCAGTGTAATTGATATGGTCAGTAACACCGATGAACGAATGGTTCTTCGTTACAGATACATCCATAACTATACATGGGAACAAATCGGAGATGTACTTGGTGCTGATTCCCGTACTGTTAGAAGATGGCACGGACAGGCACTTGGTCATGTGACATTACCGGAAAATTTATTAAAAATATAAAAACGCCCGAAATGTCCACATTTGTCCTAAAATGTCCATGTGTATAATGTGATATAGTATAATCAGCGAAAAGCAGAATGATACCAGGCCTTCAAGGGAGCAATCCTTTGGGGGCTTTTCTTATGCCCAAAACAGGAGGTGAGAATGAAGTGCCAAGACGTCCGAAGCGTCCTTGCTCCTACCCCGGCTGTCCTAATCTGACAGAGGGAAGATTCTGTGAGGAGCATGAAAAGGAAGAAAACAAACGATACGAAAAGTATGACAGAGATCCTGCTACCAAGAGAAGATACGGCAGAGCCTGGAAAAGAATCAGAGACAAGTATGTAAGTGAGCATCCGTTCTGTGAACTGTGTTTTGCGAAGGGAGTTCTTGTAGAGACAGAAGAAGTTCATCACAAGATACCACTGTCCAAGGGAGGAACTCATGACAGAAGTAATCTGATTGCTCTTTGTAAATCATGCCATGCCAAGATCCATGCAGAAAATGGTGACAGATGGCATAGGAACTAGATCCCAGGGGCGGTCTGAATCTCTACAGATGAATCGGCGGGGAACGGTGCGGGGGTGTCACGCACAAAAATTGCTATTCAAACGGGGTATTAAAGGTCCCGGGAAACGAGGTGAGAAATATTGGCGAAAGACGGAACAGCAAGAGGTGGTGCCAGACAGGGAAGTGGCCCGAAACGAAAAGCTCTGACGGAGAAAATCTCTGCGGGTAAAACAGCAACCATCATTGATTTGCCTGAAGCTCCGAATCTGGAAGGTGTTGATATGCCGCCCGTGAAGGAATATATGAAGGCAAAGCAGAAAACAGGCACAGAACTCTGTGCGGAAGAAATATTTGCAGAAACATGGGAGTGGCTTAAGAAAGTAGGATGTACCGACTATGTGAATGTGCAGCTCATCAATCAGTATGCCATGAGTGTGGCAAGACAGATTCAGTGTGAACAGAGCATTTCAGAGTACGGATTTTTAGCAAAGCATCCGACAACCGGAAATGCCATCGCATCCCCATATGTTTCTATGCTCCAACAGTTCACAAAGCAGGCAAACCAATCCTGGTATCAGATTTATCAGATTGTAAGAGAAAATGCTTCTGTGGAATACAAAGGGGCAACACCACAAGATGATGTTATGGAGCGATTGCTCCGTGCAAGGAAAGGACAGTAAATATGATTGAAAAAGTAAATCCGAGCCATCCGGACAAGGTGGCAGATAGAATCGCAGGGGCAATCGTAGACCTTGCATACAAAACAGAAGAAAATCCAAAGATTGCCGTGGAGGTGTTAGTTGGACATGGTAAGTGTCATACCATCATCGAAACCACAGCAGACTTAAATCCGAATAAGGTAAAAAGTGCAATCAAACGTATTGCAGGAAAAGTAAAGTGTGATATTGTCATTGTTCCCCAGGATAAGCATTTGTCTGATAACCAGGCTAGAGGTTATAGATGTGGGGACAACGGTATCTTTAAGGGAATGCCTTTAACAGATGAACAGAAACAGTTGGGTAAGATTGCAAGAGAAATCTACAGCAGATATCCATATGATGGAAAGTACATTCTTGATGAGGCAAGACTTATCATTTGTCAGAGCAATGCGAAGACAGAGGAACTGAAGAACAGATATTACTATGCAGAAGTTAATCCTCTGGGTGATTGGACTGGTGGCACAAATGTAGATACGGGTGCTACTAACAGAAAACTTGGATCTGATATGGCAGACTCCGTAACAGGTGGTGGTCTTCACGGTAAGGACTTATCCAAGGCAGATGTATCTGTAAATATCTATGCATTCTTAAAAGCACAGAAAATGAAAAAGCCTGTCAGCCTTTGCTGTGCTATTGGAGACGATACGATAGATGGCATTCCTTATGATGAAATTGTAAGACAGGCAAGAGAATATATAGACTCCGTTGGTGGATTTGAGAAGTTCGCTGAATGGGGTCTTTTTTAATGGAGGTGCAGCATGGGGAAAACAACTACAGAAATGAAACTGGTGGAAACCTCTAAACTGATTCCATATGTAAATAATGCAAGAACTCATTCCGGGGAGCAGATTAACAAGCTGCGTTCTTCCCTTCGTGAGTTCGGTTTTATCAATCCTGTCATTATTGATAGAGATTACAACGTGATTGCCGGCCACGGAAGAATCATGGCTGCAAAGGCAGAGGGCATTGAAGAAGTACCTTGTGTGTTTGTAGATTATCTGACCGAAGCACAGAAGAAAGCATACATCCTGGCAGATAACCGAATGGCTATGGATGCAGGATGGGATGAAGAACTCTTAAGAGTAGAAATCGAATCCTTGCAGGCTGAAGCATTTGATATTGGTCTTACTGGTTTTGATGAAAAGGAAATCGCAGACCTCTTTGCATCGGATGATGATGTGGAAGACGATGACTTTGATGTAGATGCTGAACTTGAAAAGGCACCTGTGACAAAAGCGGGAGATGTGTGGATACTTGGTCAGCACAGACTTATCTGTGGGGATAGCACAAAGGAAGAAACTTATCAGATTCTGATGGAAGAAAAGAAGGCAAACCTTGTTGTAACAGACCCTCCTTACAATGTGAACTATGAAGGAAGTGCTGGCAAAATCAAGAATGACAACATGGCAAACGATAAGTTCTATCAGTTCCTGTTTGATGCTTACACTTGTATGAATAAGGCAATGGCCGATGATGCAAGTATCTATGTGTTCCATGCAGATACCGAGGGACTTAACTTCAGAAAGGCATTTGCAGATGCAGGCTTTTATCTTTCCGGTACTTGTATATGGAAGAAACAGAGTCTTGTACTTGGTAGAAGTCCATATCAGTGGCAGCACGAACCTTGCTTGTTTGGTTGGAAGAAGAACGGCAAGCATCAATGGTACTCCGGAAGAAAAGAAACTACCATATGGGAATTTGATAAGCCAAAGAAGAATGGTGATCATCCAACAATGAAACCGATTCCTCTGATTGCTTATCCGATTAAAAATTCCAGTATGACAAACTGCATTGTTTTGGATCCATTTGGTGGAAGTGGTTCTACACTGATTGCTTGCGAGCAGACAGGAAGAATCTGCAGAACAATAGAACTGGATGAAAAGTTCTGTGATGTAATCGTAAAAAGATATATTGAACAGGTTGGAGATACAGAAAAAGTATCTGTAATTAGAGATGGCATGACTATTCCATTTGATGAACTGGAGGTTGCTGCCGATGAAGAATAATTTAACATTAGGGAGTCTTTTCGATGGTAGTGGAGGATTCCCTTTAGGAGGCTTGATTTCCGGTATCACCCCTTTGTGGGCATCGGAGGTTGAGCCTTTTCCTATTCGTGTAACTACCAAAAGACTGCCACAGGTAAAACACCTGGGTGATGTTAGCAAGATAAAGGGAGATGAGATACCGCCTGTTGATATCATCACATTCGGAAGTCCATGCCAGGATATGTCCATTGCGGGAAAGAGAGAGGGACTAGCTGGTGGAAGGTCATCCTTATTTTATGAGGCAGTCAGAATCATAAAGGAAATGAGGTGTAAGACAAATGGCGAGTATCCAAGATTTGTGGTCTGGGAAAACGTCCCCGGTGCGTTCAGTTCGAACAAAGGCGAAGACTTCAGAGAAGTCCTCAAGAGTCTCTG